AGAAAAGAGGAGAGAAATCTTCCGATAATACAGAGAGTACGAAGAAAAATGGCAACGGAAATGGTTCAAATGGCAATGGAAATGGGAATGGGGGGTCTAATGGGGGCTCTAATGGCGGAGGAGTATCGGAAGCGTGGAGTGCAAAATATAAAAAGTCCATCGATTGCAATAATCCAAAAGGATTCTCCCAGCGAGCACATTGTCGGGGTAGAAAAATGAATGAAGAAATCATCACTGAAAAACGCGATGGTAAGTCTGCTAAGTCCAAAGGTTACTCGCTCCGCGACTGGTTTAAAGGTGGTGGTTGGGTTCAAGCAGGTGGTAAGTACGATGGAAAACCATGTGCCAAACAACCAGGACAAAAAACTAAACCATTTTGCCGTGATGCTGATGATAGAGCCAACATGAGCAAGAAAGAGAGAAGTAGAAGAGCAGCGAAGAAACGTAGAGAAGATCCAAATCCCAACAGAAAAGGAAAAGCAAAAATGGTATCAGCATCTTATTCAAACTGGAGAGCAGACTTAGAGCAACTCGACGAAGGTGCAGCACAAGCAATCCGTTTGGGATTAGCAGCAGGAACTGCTATCGGTGGAGCAATCCTTGGTAAGAAAGCACATGATGCAATCAAGGGTATGACTGATAGAAGAAATAAAAGATTAGATGATGCTTTGAAAAAAGCACGCGGTATCAGAGAAGGACGTTACTCCGGTGGCGGTGGTCTGAGACCTGGCGATAGAATTAAGATGCTTGATGGAAGTCTGAAATCTATCAAAGATCTTGATGCTAAGTTAAAAGAAAAGGGGACTAAAAAAGAAGAAGTTCAAATGGAGGGCAAGAAAGATGCTTGCTACCATAAGGTTAAGTCACGCTATTCTGTTTGGCCAAGTGCATATGCATCTGGTGCATTAGTTAAGTGTCGTAAAGTTGGTGCTAAGAACTGGGGTAATAAGACCAAGAAAGAAGGTTATGAGTTCTCTAACTGGAGAGATGACTTTCAAGCAACTGAATATGAGTCTATAGATATCATCAAAGCAGAACCACTTCAACCATCACAACCAGTGATTGATGAAGCAGGTAAGAAGTGCTGGAAAGGTTACAAGAAAGCAGGAACTCAGAAACTGTTCGGCAAAACTTACAACCGATGTGTAAAAGCACATTTCTCCGATTGGAGAGCAGATATGGAACTCCAAGAAGCAATTCCTGGATATAATAAGTATAATGATGCTGTGGCAGCAGCAAAAAAACTTACAGGAAGAAAAAAGATTGACGCACTGAAAGCAGCTGCTAAGTTAAGACCCCCAACTGAAAAAGAAGTAAATCAAAAGTTGGGTGAAGACTGGCAGAAATCAAACCGCAATGACGGTGTTGATGGTATGAGTCAGAAATCTGTTAATGCTTACAAGCGCGAGAATCCAGGTTCAAAGTTGCAGACTGCTGTAACAGGTAATCCAAAGAAAGGAAGTAAGGATGCAAAGAGACGTAAGTCTTTCTGCTCTCGCTCTAAGGGTCAAAAAGATATGCACAACATTGATTGTTCTAAGACCCCAGATAAGAAAATCTGCAAAGCACGTAAACGTTGGAAGTGTTGAATTAGGTTTTTATTATGAGTGAACAGTATCTTGGTAATCCCAATCTAAAAAAAGCAAATACGGCGGTTGAATTTACCGAAGAACAAATCATTGAATTTGTCAAGTGTAAAGAAGACCCCGTTTATTTTGCAAACAATTATATTAAAATTGTTTCTCTTGATGAGGGATTGACACAATTCCATCCATATCATTTCCAGGAAAAATTAATTAATAATTTCCATGCGAATAGATTCAATATTTGCAAAATGCCAAGACAGACTGGCAAGTCCACTACTGTGGTATCTTACCTTCTACATTACGCTGTTTTTAACGATAGCGTTAATATTGGCATCCTAGCAAACAAGGCAGCAACTGCAAGAGAACTTCTCAGTAGGTTACAGACTGCATACGAAAACTTGCCTAAATGGATGCAGCAGGGTATTATATCCTGGAACAAAGGATCTATGGAGTTAGAGAATGGCAGTAAGATACTGGCAGCTAGTACGTCTGCAAGTGCTGTCCGAGGTATGTCGTTCAACATCCTCTTTCTCGACGAGTTCGCGTTCGTCCCAAATCACGTTGCTGACTCGTTCTTTGCATCTGTTTATCCTACTATTACTTCTGGTAAAAACACCAAAGTAATCATTGTATCCACGCCACACGGTATGAATCATTTCTACCGTATGTGGCACGACGCGGAGAAAGGCAAAAATGAATACATTCCAACTGATGTTCATTGGTCCGAGGTTCCTGGAAGAGATGAAGTATGGAAAGAACAGACGATTGCAAACACATCAGAACAGCAATTCAAAGTCGAGTTCGAGTGTGAGTTTCTTGGTTCTGTCAATACCCTTATAAACCCATCAATTCTCAAAAATTTAATTTATGAAGACCCTATCCAAAGAAATGCAGGTTTAGATGTCTACGAGAAGAAGCAAGAGGAACACAACTACCTTATTACTGTTGATGTTGCTCGTGGTTTGGGCAACGATTATTCTGCATTTATCGTCGTTGATATTACAGAGTTCCCCTATAAGATAGTTGCAAAGTATAGGAACAATGAAATTAAACCGATGTTATTCCCCAACATCATTTTACAAACAGCGAAAGCATATAATGATGCCTGGGTATTAGTAGAAGTCAATGATATTGGAGAACAGGTAGCAAATATTCTTCACTACGATTTAGAATATGAAAATATGTTGATGGCAGCAATGAGAGGTCGTGCTGGACAAGTTGTCGGGCACGGTTTTTCTGGTAAGAAATCTCAGATGGGAGTTAGAACAACTGCACAAGTTAAGAAACTTGGTTGCTCTAATCTAAAAACTCTGATTGAAGATTTTAAACTTCTTACACTTGATTATGAAATCATTTCTGAGTTAACTACATTTGCTCAGAGACATAATTCATTTGAAGCAGAAGAAGGTTGTAATGATGACCTTGCAATGTGCCTTGTTATCTTTGCTTGGCTAGTAGCACAAGAATATTTCAAGGAGATGACAGATAATGATATTCGTAAGAGAATCTACGAAGAACAAAAGAATCAAATAGAACAAGACATGGCACCATTTGGATTCTTGGATGATGGTATTGATGATATAACTGGATCATTCACGGATAAGGATGGTGACCGTTGGCATACTGATGAGTACGGTGACCGTGCTTATATGTGGGAGTATTATTAATGGACTTAGATGACCAGTTACAGTTAGGTCATCTACTTCTCTTTGAGAGAAAGTGTAGAGTATGTGATATAACTAAGAATTTGGTTGATGGATTTTATAGAACTAGAAAGGATAGAGGACCTGTAGCATCATCATATTCTTACGAGTGCAAAGAGTGTACTAAAAAGCGTGTGAAAAAGACCAGTGATACCTGGGAATATCCTGATTGGTAGATTCACGTCTGGATTCCCCATTGAAAATACCCTTTTCCATAAATATTTTTAGATAATTCTGGCACCAAGGAGAACAAAAGATGCCTCTAAATTTAGCATCTCCTGGAATTGTAGTAAGAGAAGTTGACTTAACTATTGGAAGAGTCGATCCAGTCTCTGGTTCGATTGGGGCGCAAGTTGCTCCTTTCGCCAAAGGACCTGTCGACCTCCCTCAGTTAATTGAGAATGAGGATGACCTCTTAGACACTTTCGGTAGACCATACTCGGTCGACAAGCACTACGAGCACTGGATGGTTGCTTCATCTTATCTCGCTTATGGAGGAACTCTGAGAGTTTCCAGAGCGGATGATGCTGCTCTCAAGAACGCATTCGTAGGTACTGCTTCAAGCATTAAAATCAAGAGCACCGAGCACTACGAACAACTCGGTTACGACACTTCCGTTATTCCTGGTGCAACTATTGCAGCAAGAAACCCAGGAACTTGGGCAAACGATATCAAAGTTGCAATCATTGACGGTAGAGCAGACCAAATCATCACTGGTATTAACACCGCTAATGTTAATGTTGGTTTCGGTTTTACCGCCACAGTTCCTGCAGGTTCTGTAAAGGTTGGCGCTGGTACAACTGAACTTCTGGATGGATATTTCCATGGAGTTATCAGTGAAGTTGGTGCTGAGCAAATGTCGCTCAAACTTGTCAAGCACGTATCTGCTGCAGGAACTGTAACTGATGCAGATTACACACAGAACGGAGTTTACGCACTTCCAAATATTGGAACCATTGGTATTCACACCGACTCCACTGGCGTAATTGCAAACCCACTGGCAACCAGAGTATACACTGGCGAAAAAGACTGGTTCGAGAATCAGGAAATCGCACTTAGCGTTGGCAAACTTGAGTGGGACCAGTTAGCAAACCGCCCAGGTACTTCTGATTACGCTGCTTCTAGAGGTGGCAGATTTGATGAAGTTCACGTTGTTATCATTGATGACAAAGGAACAATCACTGGAAACGCAGGTTCTATCCTTGAGAAGCACCTCAATCTTTCCAAAGCAAAAGATGCTGAGTTCTCTGTAGGTTCTCCTTCTTACTGGAGAAAGTATCTCTACACCAACTCCGAATACATCTTCGGTGGTTCTGCTCCTGTTGGAATTACAACTATCGCATTCAGTGGTAACGGTGTTGCACAATCTGAACTCGATGGTGATTCTGGTTGGGACCAAAATGCAGATAACGTAAACTTTGCAGGTTCTGGTGTAGTTACACTGACCCTTGCTGGTGGAACTAACTACGGTGGAAAGACCGATCTCACCACATCTGGTGCAATGTATTCTGGACTGGATGATATCCAATCTGGTTACACCATCTTTGAGAACACTGAAGAGTATGAAGTAGACTTCATCTTGATGGGTTCTGCAAACTATAGTAAGGAACAGGCACAGGCACTGGGTAACAAAGTTATCGCAGTTGCTGAGCAAAGAAAAGATGCAGTTGCATTTGTTTCCCCATATAGAGGAGCATTCCTCTCAGACAACTCTGTTGGAACCGTTACGGTTAACAACATTGATAAGATTACTGAAAACGTAATCAGTTTCTATTCACCTCTGACTTCCACAACTTACGGAATCTTTGATAGTGGTTACAAGTACATGTACGACCGCTTCAACGATACTTTCCGTTATGTTCCTCTGAACGGTGATATTGCTGGCACCTGCGCTAGAACAGACCTTCAACAGTTCCCATGGTTCTCACCTGCTGGAACTTCGAGAGGTGCAATTCTCAACGCTGT